TGATTTTCAGCTCCTGGTTGCGCTGCTTGATGGTGATCATATCGGCGTCGTGCCAGTTCGGGTCCAGGTTCTTGAGCAGGACGTGGGCGCTGCCAAGGTCTGGCGGAACGTGCTTTGTGGTGCTCGTCTCTTTGACTACCACCAGCAGGCCGGTGTCCTCGTCAATCGCCTTTTCCTGCTTGACCTCTATCCAGTCATAGCCCAGCGCCCGCCTTTTGAGTGCGGAACGCAGCTCCTCCACCAACTTGGTGCGGCCAACGGTTAGAGCCTTGTCAAGCTCCGGGTGCTGGTTGCGGTACCGGCACAGGGTAGACTTGTTAATGGCAAGCTTTTGGGCTATCTGCTGCAGCGTCATGGTTTGATACCATTCGCTGATCTGGGCAAGGTACGGCTCCACGTTGGTTTCGTAAACGTCAGCCTGTCCAGGTCGTGCCATTGTGTGCCGCCTCCTTTTTCATTTTGTCGTGTTTGTCCTCTGTGCCTTTAATTTACCGCCGTACCGGCTTGCCGGGAATACACATACCTGGCCAAAATAAAACGCCACAGCGGGCAAGCTGTGACGTCAAGGACTATTCGGCTTGGCCCGCCACAAGGTTGTCCTTGTCGGATTCCTCTTTCAGGCGTTTCTGTGCCACCTGGAAAAATTGTGGGTCTTTCTCCATGCCGATAAAGCGGCGGCCTGTGCGGATGCAGGCCACGCCGGTGCTGCCGCTGCCCATGCAGTTGTCCAGTACGGTTTCCCCTAGGTTGGTGTACGTCTTAACCAGGTATTCCAGCAGGGGCACGGGCTTCTGTGTCGGATGCTTTCGGTTCGGCCCCATTGCCACGCCGTCAAATTCCAGCAGGTGGTGCGGGTAGTTCGTGTACAGCTGAATGCTGCCATTGCCTCGCATCTGGTAAATGCTGGTTGGAGCGGGCGCTTTGTATATTGGCTTATCCAGCTTCACCAGCCCCTGCGGGTTGTAGGTCGGCTTTTTCCGGTAGAATACGCAAATATCCTCAATGCAGCGCATAGGCTGCACCCGGGCAAAGGGTGCGCCGGTCTTATAGTTCTTTTTCCAATACCAGCAGTAGCGGAATTCTTTCCGGTTGCTGCCAATCAGGGCCGTTGTGAATGGCTGGGCAGCGAAAAGCACCGCCGCCCCGTTGGGCTTGAGAATGCGGCGGTACTCCCGCCACAAGGTTTCCATAGGCAGAACATGATCCCATTTGCATTCCGTTGTGCCATAGGGTAGGTCACAAAGCACCATATCCACGGATTTCTCCGGGATTTCTGGCAGCAGCTCCATGCAGTCCCCTCGTAATAATTCCACAGGCTTTCCCCCTCTCTGCCTATATTGCACCATGCCCAGGCCCGTGCCGTCCCGCCACTATACTGGCCAATATGTACAAGCTGCACAATCATCAGCTGCTGATGAAAGCGGGATCACAGCCAGCGGATTGTATAAAACAAACAAGCCGGGCGCTCATGGCGTCCGGCCTGTCGGGTGTTATAGGCTGTTCTTGAATTTTAACTGTGCCCTGGCGGAGGAACGGCGTGAGCTTTCTTTTGCGCATTCCTGGCTGCACAGCGTCCGGTGCAGCCTGCTCGGGGTGAATTCCTTCCCGCAGATGGGGCATACCCTCTTGGTTCTCTCCCTGGTTGCTTCCCGCTGTTTGCGGCGCAGCTCTGCATCTCGCTCTTTGGCGGTGGCATCGGCGCATTCTATGGAACAGTACCGCTGCCGCTTACGGGCATCGACTTCAAACATTTTCCCGCAGCGTGCGCAGGACCGGCGCACAGGCTCCGGCTTCGGAGGCTTCGGCGGCTCTATCTCCACGCTGGTCAGGTAGGTGCCCGGATGGGCGGCCTTATATTTCCCGTAGCTCATGCCTGCCTTTTGGGCGGCAATTGCATCCATGGTCAGCTTGTCCATGCCGTCACCCCGCTTCGTAGTTGTCCGGCGCTTTCCGGTAATGGCGGGCGCAGGAATTGCATTTCCTGTAGTTCTGCAGCTTGGCATGGATGCAGTCATCCGGGCAGGGCTCCGGTTCTTGCAGCAGGGAAGCATAGGCGGCAATCAGGGGCTTGGCATCCCGGAGGGTAACGCCGCCCCGGCGCTTGATTCTGCTAATGGCCACGGCCAGCACATTGCAGGCGGCCTCATTTCTCGGGTCTCTGGCCATTGGCTGCCGCCTCCTTTTCTTGGACCGCCACCAGGTTGGGCACAGCCCGCTCCCGGTTCCGGGTCTTGGTCTTGATATACCGCAGGTCCCTGCGCTTGTTGGGTATGTATGGCTTCTTTTGGCCGTATTTTCGGCAGTTGCTCATGATGATCTCCTTTCACGCCTTGCCGCCAGCACGGCGGCATTCCAGTCGTGTATGGCCGCCTGCTTGGGTCGCATCCACCGGGAGCGGACCGTGCAGCGCTTTGTGTCCGGGCAGGACAGCATAAAGCCATTCCGGCATTCCACGGTTATAGGCAGCTTTCCACACACGCACACATTGGGAGCCTCTTCCTCCTGCTTGGCTTTCGGCATAGTTCAGTCCTCCCCATATTCGGCGGCGTATTCTTCCGGGGTGATGATAGTCAGGCTCCCACGGGGCACTTTCAGGGAATCGGCCAGGGCGTTCAGGTTCAGGCCCGCCACATACTCGTCATAGTCGATTTCTTGTTCCGTCTCCCCCAGGGTGATGGCCAGGCCTACCGGGGAATCCAGCGGTTTCCCAATGTATGGCATGGCGGTGGTCCTAAAATAAACCGTAAATTTCATAGCAGCCTCCTATTTCTCGCTCTCGGCGTCGTCCGTCAGTTCCTGCCACTCGGCGTCCAGGACCTGGATATAGCGGACCAGCAGGAAAACGGCGGGGCCTGTGACAGCCAGCATACAAAGTACAAAAATCAGAATGTCCATGGCTCAATCCTCCTCAATCAGTCCGCTGTTGGGCTTGTCGTCAAAGTCGCTGCCCAGCAGGCCGCCGTCTCTGGCGGTCTCTTCGGCCTCGCACAGGGCGGAAACGATTTTTTCAAGTTCGTGCTGTTCCTCCTGGGTCAGGTCCCCCGCTGCCTTTTTTGCTTTCCAGCCGGGCCGGGTGACACTGTGCCAGCAGGCCATATATTCCTCCTTGGAGCGGTCGCAGCAGCCCAGCATATCCTGGTGGGCGCAGGTGCCGCAGCAGATGCCGGTTTTCTTGGCGTGGATTTTGCGCAGAATGCGCTTGATGAATTCCATGGTGATCTCCTCCTGTTTTTAGGCGCTTGCCTGCTGCAGGCGCTGGGTGATTTCTTCCGGGGTCAGACCCGTGTCCTCGTAGGCGGCCAGGCGCTCCATGCACTCCCGAACCGCCGCCACCTTCATGGTTCCGGCGCAGTCGATGCCGGGCAGCTTCGTATACCTGCCCATGTAGAGCACGGCGCTCTGGGTGCGTTCGGTCAATCGTTCCATAGAGGTTTCCTCCTTTTCTTCGGTCCCCGCCACTGGGGTTCGCATATTTTGCAGGGGTTGTCAAGTCTTCTGTTTCCTTTGCCTTTGCCCTTGGCGCAGTATTGGCAGAGGCCGGAAAGCCACAGCAGGCGCTCCACGTCGTCCACGGCGTCGGCCAGGTCCTGCCGAACTTCCCGCAGCTCCTCATGGAGCCGGTCCGTTTCGCTGCCCATCAGAACCACCCATACAGGAGCATTTTCAGCCACCCGGGGAGGTTGGAGTGCATGACCAGCCGGATCAGGTGCAGCCGGTAATACCCAGCCAGGGCAAGGACCGCCACACCAAGCAGCACCAAGGCAATGATTACAGATTTTTTCACGGCAATTCCTCCACATACATCCAGCTTTGGGGCGGGCGCTTGATTTGTAAGCTGTTAATGTCACAATTTCCGCCATTGGCCCAATACCTCCCGCATTCTTCGCAGCGGCACTTTTTATCACAAATCCTTCTAAATTTGTTCAGTGACTTCGGCGTATCGTAGATTTCCAACTTGGAAATGTGCCAGCCGTACAGTGTTGCACCTTTTCCGTAGTCCCACAAAGCACCGTCCACAAGCCTAGTCTGCGCCACAAAGTCATCATCCACATCGTAGATTCCATACGGTTCTGTTGCCGCCTTGATGGTTTCAATTCGGTCACATACAAATTCCCCTACAATACGCCCGTATGCTATTCCGAATGGGTGCTTCAGCCCATCCAGTGTGCAGTAGATATAGCACTTAAACGGTGTTTCCATATTGGGACGGTTCTTTCTGACTTCCAGTGTCTTTTTTTCGGCCAGAATCTTTTCCACCCACTCCGGGCGGATGCTGATAAGTACCGCTCTAGCCATTGTTATCTCCCTTCCGGTGGCTCCAGGTCCATCTTTGCCCGGCATTTCGGGCAGCCGCTCCATTTCCCGGAGGTCAACCAGTCCTCGTCTATGTAGGCATCTTTGCAGGCAGAACAGCGAACAAATCCCCTGTATTCGGATTTCTCCCAGTAGGCATGTACCACCGGCTCCGCCTCTTTGGTAGGCATTTTGTCCAAGTGCTCAATGATTTTCCCAATTGCATGGGCAGCGGTTCTTTTATCGTCCTGACATTTCAAGAACCGCCCGGCCTGCACCAGCCAGCTCCTAAAATCATCCGCATCAATCAGACGCATTCCCGGCTCCCTCCCTTTCCGTGAAATTGTATCCCGCCAGCTTGTTGTCCAGGAAGCGGATTTTGTCGGGGTACACTTCGGACACTTGGCCGTCCTCATACTCCACAATGCCGAAAAGCTGGCACAGCTGCCCGCCAGGGGCTCCCAAAGCAGAGGCCATTCTCAGCTCTGCCCGTTCAGCCCACCGGTGGAAAAGTGCTTTCCGGCCCGCCACCAGGCAGGGCCGATATTCTCCGCAAACATTGATTTCCATGCGTACCTCCTAAATGTCAAAATCAAAATAACGGAATAGCCATTGCAGGCATTTCTGCAGCTCGTCCTTGGTGATCCCGTTCAGCGTTGGAAAGCCAGCCACTTTTTCAATGGCCCTGACCTTTGCCCAGATGGGCACCGTCGGGTCATCCATTCGCCATTTCACGATTCCCACCGCCTGTCCGGCGCTCACGTTCTTTCCGGGGAATGGAATCCCGCCCCCAAAGGGTTCCGGCTTTTTCGGTTCAGTTTCCGGTGTTTCTTCCTGCATTCCATCCATTTGGGCCTGTAGGTAAATCATAGCGGCACCTCCCCAGACACATGATCCTGATATTCCCCGCACCATTCTTTTGCAGGGCACTGGTCACAAAAAACATGGTCCGTCAACTCATAAGGGTCGCAGGAAAAACCTAAATCCTTTACCATGGCCACACGGTCCGCAGCATTGTACCAGTCCATTTCCAGCTTCCCCGGAGTGTAATACTTATCCGCCGCTTTCTCACGGAGGACCTGAATATCTGTAAAACTCAGGTCCTCGCAGGTCTCCGTGTGCATTGCAAGGGCTCTGGCCTTTCCAGCTGTCTCAGCAAAGACAATGGTTGCACACCATTCGTTTGGGTCCCGAACTTTCCATGCTTTCATTCTTGCCGCCTCGTTTCCTCAACTGCTTTCATAACGTCCTGGAGCATCAAGGCGCAAAGATACGCCGTGCCAAAGCCAACAATTGCCAAGATTGAAATCAGCATAGTGCCTGCGATGATCACAAGCACCACAAGCAAAATTTTGCACATTCCCGGCCCCTCCTACAGCAGCAGCTCCCGGATGAATTCATCCGATGCCAGGCGGGTGGAGAACTGCTGTACCAGGGCCACACGGTAGCGGCGGCAGGTGCGTTCTCCGCAGTTCATGGCCCGGGCGCAGGCCGAATTTTTCAAGCCCTGAAAATAGTACAGCCGAATAACGTCCACATAGGGATCGCTGGCTGCGTCGGCCAGACAGCGGTCGATTTCCGCCGCCACCCGGTTGGCGTAGAATGTACCGGCGGCTTTCAGGTCCGGGTACTTCCGCAGGAGCTTTTCCGTCTTTTCGTAGGCGGTCATGCTATTGTCCCGCAGCATACCCAGAGCCTGGAGCTTCTCCACGGCAGCGTTCACGCTGGCGTCGATAATGCCCCGGATTTCTTTTTCATCCATATCAGGCTCCCTCCAATCCCAGTTGTCGTCTCATGGCCCCCCAGGTGTCGGCAGCGGCGGCACGGCGGCGGCTCTTGCCGTCTACCTTCACGGGCAGGCATTTTTCAATCAGTCGGTCATAGGTCCGGGCGGCGGTCACGTCGGCGGCCTTGGTCAGCTCGTCCGGGGTCAGGTTTGTGGTGACGATCACCGGCAAGCCCGCCACATAGCGGGCATTTATGACCTTGTAGACCATTTCCATCATGTATTCGGTTTTCCGCTCCGCCCCTAGGTCGTCCAGGATCAGCAGCGGATAGCTGGCCAGGTCGGCAATATAGGCCGCCTTGTCCGGGGCGCTCCATATCTCGTCCGCCAGGGTGGAGAAGTTGGCCAGCTTGACCTTGTAGCCCCGGGCAATGACGGCATTTGCAATGCACCCGGCCAGGAAGGTCTTGCCGGTGCCCACCGGGCCATAGAACAGCAGACCCATGCCGTCCTTGGTACGGTCCGGGAATTGCTCCACGTACCGCTTGGCTGCGGCGATCAGCTCCGGGTGGCCGGTACCGTCGTCCTGGTCAAAGGTGCAGCGGGTCAGCTCCTCGGTGCCCCGGAAGCAGACGGACCGGCGCTGCTCAATCTGGACCTGCTTTTCCTGCTCTTTCAGCCGGTCGTACTCTGTGGGGCACTGGCACCAGCAGCGAACCGTCCGGGGCAGGGCACCCTCAAAGGGCGGGGTGATGATGGTTTGCCGCTTGCCGCCGCAGACCTTGCAGTGCAGCAGGCCGTCGTCGGCCAGGTATTCGGTTTCGGTCTCCGCCTTGGCGGCGGCGTTGGCCGCCACCATGTCGATCAGGATTTCCCCCAGGCGGGGCATTTCCGGCTCCGGCTGCTGGATGCCGTGCTGCTTCTGAAGCCTGCGCTGCAGGTCCCGCAGCTCCTGATTTTCCTTGTCGCTCATTTCGGTATCACTCCTGTTTCACAATTTTTCGAGTGTTTCACAGGAAACGCTCAGAATAGCCCGTCCAGGTCGTTCTTGGTGGGGTCCAGGTGGACGCCGTTAGGACCTATGGGACCGGTATACCCGCCACGGGGTTGGGGGCTGGCAGCGGGTTTGCTGTCCCGGTTGGCCCAGGCCCGGATGGTGGCATAGTGGCTTTTGTACTTCTTGCCGGTGCTGGCTATGTATTCGCTCAGCCGCTCGATGCGCTCTTGCAGGTCAGTAGGGAAAAGCTCTTTCAGCTTGTCCAGCTCCTCGTCGGTCAAAAGCACGTTCTTGTACTCTCCGTGCCGGTGCTTGACAGGTTCACTTTTTTCTGCTTTCCCTTTTTGGGGAGGGGAGGCAGGCGCAGCAGCGCCGCCTATACTCTCTTTATCTGTATAATTATTAGTATTATTATAAATATTATTATTGGGTGCAGAATTTGCACTACCTCCTGTCAAATTTTGCACTACCCCCAGTGCAGAATTTGCACTACCCTCTGTCAGATTTTGCACTACCCCTGGTGCAGATTTTGCACTACCATCTGGGAAATTCGGAAGAGCCTTATATGCATTGCAGTCGATTCCGTTGGCCGCTATTTTCTTCTTGACCAGGCCCTTTTCAACCAGCCCGGCCATTGTCTTAATTGCTGTATTCCTGCTGCATCCCAGCCATTCCTGTATGTAGGAGATACTGCCCACGAACTCGCTGCGCCCATCCTGGGAAAAGCCGTAGATAATGGCATACAGGGCCAGCTCGTTTCCTTTCAGGCCAAGGTCGTTGACCATCCAGGCCTGGACGGTGTAATAGGTGTTCGGATTGATCATTGCGGCAGCCCTCCTTTCCGGGCCAGCTCCACCATGTCGGCCTCTTTCCGGCGGCGGTTGGCGGCGGTGCCTGGGGCCAGCAGCTCCGGCTCCTGGCGCTGGGTCAGGCGGCGCAGCCTTACCACGCTTTCATACTTGGGGAACCGCAGCGGGTTGCCCAGGAAGACGGTGGAGAAGTGGACGGCGTGCAGGTCCACGCCGATGCGCTGGGCGTGGCGCTTGCAGACGTGATAATACAGGGCGTTGTCGTCGGCCCGGGTGACGGGGCATTCCGTCAGCACCTGCCGCACGGTGCCCTTGATCTGGGCCAGCTCTTTGCGGGTCATGGCTTGCATTGTGCCACCTCCTGCTCGATAAATGCCACCTCAATGTGGGGGCACTTCTCGTCCACAAGGAAGGTATCCATGTAGCCGGTCACATAGTCCCAGCCGTCGTCCTGGAGGCATCCGCATTCCACCAGGGCGTCCTGGATCACCTTCCGGGCAAAGCTGGAAACGTTGTCCTTGTCCCGTCGCCGGTCCTTCTCGTAGAAGGGGAACAGAAGGAAAACCGGCTTTTCAAAATGGCACTGGCGCATCTGGGCGATGATCTGCCACATGACGCCCTCCTGGGCGTCCCGCTTCATCCGGGCACCGGCCCGGGGGTCTGTCCGGCATTTGTTGGTGTACTCATTCAGGCCGGGCAGCCTGCCGGGGATATGCAGCTGATACTTGGACTTTGTGCCCAGAATATTGACGGCGTAGGTTTGCAGGGTCATTGGTCCTCACGTCCTTCCGCAATCCGGTGCATATCCTCTATGACGGACCGGCAGGACCGCACCACCTTCTCGGCGTCGTACTCGTCGGCGGCAAGGATAACCTCCAGCATGGTGGCCGCTTTGGTCAAACAGTGGTATTCCGCCACACTGATGGAAATATACTCGGTTGCCCGCTCCGGCTCCAATTGCACCCCGGTTTCCGGCGTTTCCTCCTGGGAACTTGCGGTTTCCTGTGAAACATTGCCTTTTTGTTCCACGGCTCTGGAAAGCTCGTCCAGGCGGCAGGCGGCCATCGTGCGCAGACTGGAAACGCAGTTAGGCTTTCCGTCCATATCGCAGTCCTCGCAACCGTTGCCAGCGTCAGCATTGCAGCAGCTCAGGCTGTGAATAATTTGTTGGTCTGTCATTTCCTTTCTCCCTCCATCGTCAAAAGTTTCCGCAGCCCCTTCATGGCTGTATCCGGTTCCCCGGCCAGCACCTGACCCCGCAGGGTCCGGTACTGCTGCGCCGTCAGCCGGTGCCGGGTGGCTTTCAGCTGGATCAGGGCCTTGGCGTCAATCCCTCTCATTTCTTACCGCCTCCCATCCAGCACAGAAGTACCAGAGTGGCGCAGATGATTGCGGTGGTTGCAATAACGGTCATGTTCATAGTGACCTCCTTAATAGTCGATGTAGGCGTTGTCTTCGGCAGCGTCTTCGGCAGCGTCAGCGTCCAAGATGATCTCGGTCTTGTTCAGGAACAGATTTACAAGGAACTGGTCGAACGGGTCCAGACAGCGGAATTTCAAGGTCTTGGACATATCCAGGCCGCCAATGGTCAGGCTGCTGATGGAAGTGGTCTGCTCATTTCTGTATTGGGAGAAACGGACTTCGACGGCATCATAATCGTCTGCGTCATATTCAGGCTCTGGGCAGAACTTGCAAGTGTAGTATGTAAAGCTGCCGGTGTAACTCTCGTTGATTTCCAGCTCCATGGTGAACTCCTGCCGGTCTTCCTTCTCGGAATCGTCCGTGCTGTCCATGACGTGCTCCCGGTAGCGTTTGAAGACGTCAGACAGCTTAATGCCCTCGTACCGCTGCACCAGGACGCCGCTCACGGCGGTTTCAATCTTCTTGCTCAGGTCGTCAGATACGATGCCGGAAAGAATGGCCTTTACCTTTTCGGCAACAAAACCGTTATAGGCACTCAGACCGCAGTCCTTGGCCACCTGGGAAATTCCGTCCTCCATTTGCTTGCCCAGGGCATTCTTGAAAGAGTAGCTGCCCAGCTGGGAATCAATAGCGTCCATGATGGACTTTTCCAGGGCGTCCTCAATCTTCTTCTGGATAACGCCCTCGGCCTCCATCTGTGCCAGCTTCTGCTGGACAATTTCGTTAAAATCAATGTTCATAGTTAGCTCCTTTCGTTTATTCAGCCCGCCACGGCGGGGTTTGCCGGTTCGCCTGGCAGGCGGCCATATTTGCGGTAGAAGTCGGTCATCAGGGCGGTGAGTTCTCGCTTGACCTGCTCATGCACGGCGGCCTCCTGCTCCGGGCTTGTGAAGATTGGGCGGTAGACCCGATGGGTCCGGCCCTTGTTGTCCTGGACGTCATGGTAGCGGTATCCCGGATATTCCGTGGAGACGGTCCAGCCCTCCCATGTTTCATTTTCTTCCATGGTGCCCTCCTTTACGCTTAAAGCGTAATCAAATTCAAAAAAATTTAGGCCCGCCACGCAATGTCGTCATAGCTTGCCCCGTAGAGGTTGCACAGCTGAATGATTTTGTCTGCTTTCGGCATCGTCTTCCCACTTTCCCAGCTTCCAAGCGTTTTCTTGGTAACGTCAATCTTCTTAGCGACATATTCCTGGGTGTAGCCCTTGTTAATTCTTGCCGCTTTGAGCGTAATTCTCATGCGTTGTACCTCCTTTCTATGAGTCATGATACCCGGCACCGACTTTCACGGTCTTGGGTTTGCCCGTTTCCGGGTTTTCCGGGATGTCTATATTTCCGGGTGCCGTCTGCATTTCTCCGGGCTTCGGACCGGCGGGGTACTTCCCCGGCTGCATTACACAGGGCGGTTTTGCCGCCACCCTTCGGCAATTAAAACGATTCTGCTATTGTTTCTCCCGTGACTGCGTTGTACAGTCCGCAATACTCGCAAAAATCGCATTCATTTTCGTACGCTTCAAGCGCAATATCTAGATTGTCAAAGACTTTGATCATGCCAAAGATATTCCGCAGAATAAACATGCTTTTCTCCTTTCTTGTGTCGGGCGGGTTGCCCCGCCCGGGGTTTATGCGATTTCGAACCAATCGGCGAACTTAGCGATGAAGTGCTTAACGCTGTGGTCTCGCCCTTCCGCGGCCCATTTTGTCGACCGTTTTTCCATAATTGCCGTGTAAGCCTGGGCCTTAATGCCGCCTCCTAGTTTCTCGGCCTTTCCGTCCTTCTCCATGATTCGGATAAGATACATTGTTTCGGGGTCATGGGCTGCGTCCGCCTCGATAACCGCTTCAGTCATGTTCTTTGCGTTCATGGGGCGATATTCGCTATACATGGGCTTGTAGGATGCTCTGTAATCGATGTAAAGAACGTATTTCATTTCTATTTCCTCCTGCCTGTCGGCTATTTACGCTTAAAGCGTTATTGTGATTAAAAAAATTAAAGCGTGCTATAAAATTAACTGTTTTCCGTCCGTCTATTACGCTTTCGGCGTAACATTATATTACAATAACTTTTTGTAGTTGTCAACCCCTAAAGCGTAATTTTTTTATTTTATTATTGATTTTTTTACACTATGGGTGTAATATAAAAAGGAATGAAATGGAGGTGATACCAATGAGCTCACTTGGGAACAAAGAAATACTGTCAAAGAATCTAAAGAAGTACATCGAAAAAAGTGGAAAAGACAGGCGGGAGCTTGCCGATATATGGGGGTTTCCGTATTCGACGGTTTCGGAATGGGTAAATGGCCGCAAATATCCTCGAATTGATCGAATTGAAATCATGGCCGACTACTTCGGGATTTTGAAATCGGACCTTATAGAGGAAGAAAAAGAGCCCACCGAAAACGATGGGCTTACAGCAAATAAGCGGGCGCTTATGGCGTTTGCTCAATCTCTATCGGAGGAACAGGCTGCCCTTGCGCTTCGAGTGCTGAAATCAATTGTGGAAGATGAGAAATAACCTTCTCCACCTGCTCCGGTGTCATTGCGGATATGTAGGATAATAGTTCTTGCATGGCTGTCATTTTTGGTACTCCTTTCTATTGCGCAAGGTGAACAATTGCGTTGTACGTCTTGTACATTGGGAATTTTAACACCAGGGGAAATTTTCTGTAAACTGGAAACATTTTCCAGTATGGTTTTTGTCGCATTCCTGCGACATATCCCGGACTGGTGTATACGGAAGGGGTGAAAAGATGGACATTGGAAAGAGGATCAAGCAGCGCCGGGTGGAGCTGAAAATGTCAGCGGATACCCTGGCGAACAAAATAGGAAAAGACCGCTCCACGGTGTACCGGTATGAATCCGGCAGCATTACAAAGCTCAGTGCCGACATGCTGGAGCCGCTGGCCGCTGCCCTGGACACATCCCCCGCCCATCTGATTGGGCTGGACAAGTGGGAAGAATCCACGGTGGTCTCCATGGTGGCCTCAGAGGGAATGCAGCTCCGGCATATGCAGGAGTGGCACCGGGAGCTTGGTCATGTAGAATTTACCGATGCGGAGAACGCCGAAATTATCGGCTTTGCCAAGTGGCTGCTGCATCGGCGTGAATTGTAAGATAGGAGTTTTGTATGTTTGCGAAAATGCGTGAAACCGTCAAAAAGGCCTTGGTGGGGATTATTGCTTTCGTTTTGGGTGCTGGGCTTGCGTTCATCTTCTTCGCCATTGTTTATGCTGTGTTTGGGGTGCTGAAAAAGGACGGTATTGTTTCTGACATTGCGGCGATTCTGGCAGTAGTGCTTTCTATCGCTTTCGGACTGGCCTGTGCCCTGGCAAATCCAAAGGAAAAAGCAGCAGCGCCACAGGATCAGCAGCCAGAAGCAGCCGGAGAACCTGCACAGGCAGAGGAGCAGCCCGCCACAGCGGTGCCTGTCGGAACAGTGAAAACTTACAAGGTTGCGGGTGTCACGCATTACGAGCAGAACATTATGAGCTTTGCACAGGAAAACCCAGAATATAGTCTCAGCAAAAAGCAGTTGATTGACGGCGTTTTCATGCTATACGATACAGAAAAAATCTGGAAATACGATTTTCTCATGCCCAAGATTGAACTGGTTCCAGAACCGGACAACGCCTATGACCAGAACGCTATCAAGGTCATGGCCGACGGGAAACACGTTGGTTATATCAAATCCGGTTCCTGCACCCACCTGCTGAAATGTATTCAGGAGAAGCGCATTGCGGGAATCACCTGCCAGATTGGCGGCGGCCCGTACAAGCTTCTGGAAAAAGAAGAGGATGCTATCAGTGGAGAAACGTTCTACTCTTTGGAGCCTGGAAAAACAAATTTGTTTGTGCATCTGTCCGTTACTGAATTACCGGTATCTGACTAAATTCTACATTTCAATCGGAATAGTTGCAATACTAGGAATGCAAGCGCCCGCTTGCGATATGCAAATATCCTGCTTGCGTTGGAAATCGGGGAGGTTAATATGTTTGAAAAGTGTATCGAATGTGAGAAATTGGGGAAAGAATGCCACCCGAACCTGTATATCATGAACATGGCCGAAATCCGGGACTTCCTGCGGGCCCGGAAAGACTTCCAGAGCCTGACCAATGCGGACGTGGCCGAACGGTCCGGCATCCCAAAGGGCACGGTTGACGCCTTTTTCTGCGGCTCCCGGCGGGACGTGAATTATTCCACCCTGTCGCCCATCCTGTGCGCCCTGGTGGGGAACAGCGGGGAAATGTCATGCAGCCCGCCACAAGCCGGGCAGGCAGAGGCAGACACCCATCTGATGGAGGAGCTGCGGACCAGGATTGCAAAGCAGGAATCCCTGATGAAGTGGAAAAAGCAGATCATTGCCTTTTTGGCTGTGATCGTCTGCGTCCTGCTGGCCGTGCTCCTGGCGGCCTTTATCGTGGATGAGTTGAACGACAATGTAGGATTTATAAATATAAGCAGATAAACAGAGTGTGAAAAAGCTGTGGAAAACCACAGCCAAGGGGGAAGATGGAATGATAGAGAGAAGCGGAACATGGTTAATGTATTTGAGAAAGTCAAGGCAGGATGATCCCAACGAAACGGTGGAGCAGGTTCTTGCCAAGCACGAAAACATCCTGCAGGAATGGTGCCAGCGGGAAATCGGCAGCCAGATACCGGAGAAAAACATCTACCGGGAAATCGTCTCCGGTGAATCCATTGACGCCCGCCACGAAATCAAGGCCGTGCTGGCCCGCATAGAGGACCCTGCTGTGGCCGGTGTGGTCTGCATGGAGCCCTCCCGGCTCAGCCGTGGAGACCTGGCCGATTGCTCCCGGATTATAGACAGCTTCCGGTTCAGCCGGTCATTGGTTGCCACGCCTTACATGGTGTATGACCTGGAAAACAAAATGGAGCGGAAATTTTTCAAGGATGAGCTGCTCCGGGGCAACGACTTCTTGGAGTACACCAAAGAGATTCTTTTCCGTGGCCGTGTGGCCGCTGTGAAACGAGGCTGCTACATCGGCAATACGCCGCCCTACGGCTATAATAAAGTGAAGATAGGGAAAGACCACACCCTTGAAATAAATGAGGCAGAGGCGGCTGCTGTGCGCCTTGTGTTCAAATGGTACACGCAGGAGCAGCTCACGCCGCTGCGCATTGCGGACCGCCTGAATGAAATGGGCGTCAAGCCTGCACGGATTGACAAGTGGAAAAAGGACACCATCCGGGTCATGCTGCGCAATCCACATTATGCCGGGTATGTGGCTTTTAACCAGAAGAAGGAAACCCAGGTGCTTGAAAACGGAAGGATAGTCACAAAGACGCTGGCGCAGCCAGAAAAGGATATAATCATTGCGGAGGGTAAACATACCGGCATCATCTCCCGGGATGAATGGAAAGCCGCTCAGGCCCTTGTGGCACGTAACCCAAGGATAGACCCTAGCAAAGAGCTTGTGAACCCGCTGGCGGGCCTGCTGGTCTGCAAAAAGTGCGGGAACCGAATGATACACCACCCGTACAAACACGCCGCAGACCGGATAGAGTGCCGCACCAGGCCACGCTGCTATAAGTCAGCCAAGCGGGAGGACATTGTGGAAAGCCTGCTGGTGATCCTGGAGAAAGAGCACCTGCCCCAGCTGCTGGCCAGAATCAAGAACGGCGACGGTGACGCCCGGAAGATTCAGCAGCGGCTCCTTGCCAAGCTGGAAAAGCAGATGGAGGACTACCGTGCCCAGGAGGAACGGCAGTATGACCTGCTGGAAACAAATCCGAACTACCCACAGGAAGTCTTTGAGCGGCGAAACAAGGCACTCCGGGAAAAGATGGACGAATGCCAGGCAGCTATCTATAAAACAAAAAGCGCCCTGCCGCAGTCCGTTGACTACGCAGAGCGTGTGGCAGCATTACGCCACGCCATCCGTTTGCTGCGGGATGATACCGCCACCCCGGAAGCACAAAACAAAGCGCTGAAAATGGTGATTGATCATATCGACTATTCCGCCCAGGAAAGTGACCCAACAAACCGGCAGCGGAACGGTGTAGACTTTGATCTGGCTGTATTCATGCGGCTTTGATTTTCTCATGCCGCATATGTACACCATGGGTATGTAGGTTCGTCGGCCTCGGTCCGCACCAGGCTGGGCTGGGCCTTGTTCACGGCCCGGTAGAACATCTCCTCGGTGACCCCTGCCAGCTGCTCCGGGAAGTGGGTGGAGACATAGGGGAAGATGGCGTGGACAAAGGCACGGCTGCGGCCGATGATATTCTCGTAGAAGCGGCTTTGGCTCTCGTGGATGCCCATGGATACGCCGCCGGAGAGCACGGTGTAGTTGTAGCAGGGGTCAGCGCCCAGCTCATAGAGGGCGTGGCCCCCTTCGTGAATGACGGAGTACATGGAGGACACCAGATTGTCTTCGTAGTAGTGGGTGGTGATGCGCACATCGTGGCTGCCGAAGTTGTTGGTGAAGGGGTGCTCCGTCTCGGCAATGGCGCAGTAGGTCCGATCAATGCCCATAACATCCATCAGGTAGTCGCTGAAATGCCGCTGCTGCTCAATGGGGTAGTGCTTCATCAGGAAGCTGTCGTCGATCTGGGCCTTTTTGCCGATTTTTTCCACCAAGGGCACAATGGCGCTGCGCAGCCGGGCAAAGAAGACATCCAGGGTTTCCTGATTCATGCCCTCCTCGTATTCATTCAGCAGGGCATCGTAGGGGGCCATGTCGGGGTTGTAGTAACCCGCAAATTTGCGGCAGTAGGCCACGACCTTTTCCAGATACGGCGCAAAGGCGGCAAAATCGTTGGCGGGCTTTGCCCTGTGCCAGACGGCATCCGCCTCGTTCAGCAGGACGCTGTAGTCCACGTATTCCCGGGCGGGGATGCGGCGCATCCGGTCGTAGTTCTTTTTCAGCACCTCCAGCTCCCGGGCCTGGATGGGGGTGAGCTGGGATGC